CGATCCTTGATTTAGAATACCTGTCGATAATCACGTCTTGTGATTCAATAATAAATCTATCACCGTAAGCTACATAGAATTGATTATCTATAATTTCTTGATTAGCTACCCATGATTGGACATAAATACTAAGCTGATTATGTACCCATTCAACTGATGCTGAGTCCGTGTTGAGCTTATTCATTACAGGCTGTACATCAATAAAACGTCCTGTAGCTGTTTCGTTACCTCCCTCTGAAATCCTCTTAGTACCCCATACTGTAGAATCTATTTTGTCCTCATTCTTTTCCAATGTTAATTCCGTAGCTGATAACCATGCTAAATCAGGAGAAACAAATCCAGATAGAGCTGTCAAGATTGGATCATCTTCTCTAGGAGTTTCTACTACATTTACATCGGTAACATCTCTAGTTTTACCTCCACAAGATCCACATGTTTCACCATCACCAGTTTTACCTGTGCCATGGCATGTTCTACAAGTCTTTTCGTATCTCCATCTATCAGGAAATCCACATTGAGTGTCATAGATAGTATACCTAGATTTTCTTATAGCATAATCTTCTGCCAAAGCTACGATAGGAAATAAATCTGATATTCTTAGCTCTGATCCTGTTTTTTGTTTAGCCGATAGAATAATACAAGGAACTAAACCAAACGGATGAGCAAAAGTCCCTTCTGTATCTTCAATAAAAGTTTCACCATCTTGATAAATACAGTAATCCATTTCATCATCTACAACTCTCCATTTCTTTAATGGCCTATTGCCTACCGTTACATCTACAGGTTCAAATATTACAAACTCACATAATTGCCCATTTGATTCATACGTTCTTATGTCGTTAATAGATTTATAAGTAGGGTAAATCTTTTCAGCACCTACATATTCCGTAAAAATCAAGCCCCCCGGATCAACATCCGCTAACCCGAAGAAATTATCGGCTAAATATTGTTTGATACTCTTTTGTCCTTTGTAATCTCTAGAAGCCTTTAAATACCTTTCTTTATTAGCTTCTGATTTATATGTATCATTTACACTACCACCACTAGCACGAAACACGTTGTCTCTTGGCTGATATACTCTAGCAAATAAATCCCTTACGTCTTTAGAATACTTTTTACGAGCAACTGCCCTATCGGAGCTTTCTATTTTTTCAAATTTATGTATTAAAAGCTCTGTAAAGTTCTCCCCGGACACTAACGCCTTCAGTTCCTTATGTTCTTTTCTTGATTCATTTACCCACTTAGGGGTTCTGGAATTAGCCTTTATTTCAGCTATTACTTCTTCAATGTTATTAAATACCATAGTTATAAATTTACTAAATTTTAATTTCTTAATTGTTCACTAACTGCATATCTCATAGCGTCCATTAAATCACTCCAATTATGGTTGGGTGTGCCGCTTCTTTTGTCATGCCAACAGTAATTATTTAGAGCTTTCTTTACATTAGGGCTGTCAGGTGCTACTACAATAGTATAACCCTGAATCCTTTTAATATCTCTTAAAGGCTTCTTATCTAGTGAACGTCTACAATTTACTCCACCATCCCATAAATCACCAATAGTTCGTCTAGAGGCACAGTCGCCTATCACTAACTCTGTACGACCCACTATTTTTAATACTAATTTTACTAGTGTATCTGTACCGTTACCACTTTTAAACAAGCCTTCTTTGATGTGTATCAGTTTTTTATTTCTATCAACAGCTACTTTAACTAAACTGTCAGGGTCGTTTGAGCCAAAATCTAAACCCCAACAAGATGGAAGTCTATCGTTAAATTCTCCTTCAATCCAATCTTCATAAATAACACCTTCTGCTACGTTTTTAAACCCTCCTAAGATGTCAAACTTATATTCTTTGTATTGCTTTATTAATTTCTTTGGGAGGTGTTCACGGTCTTCTTTTGGTGTATCTAAATACTTTTCATGAGCCAATCTAAGTTCTTCATATTCTAGCCAGTTATGTTCAGCCATGTTTTCCTTACCATTATCTTTGTAATTGGTATGGATATACATTACACTACCAACAACTCCATTGAATCCATCAGGCACATCTTCGTAAAATTCACCGTATAACCAATGCTCACGAGTCGGTGGGTTGAATGAAATTATACTAAGGCATTGCACATCCTTAGCCCTCATTGATCTCTTGGTTTTCTTCCAAGCGTCAAATGATTCTAATTCCTCACCTTCATCTGTCTCAAATATACTAAAGTCCTCTAAAGATTTTAATTTAGCCGTTTGAGTTCCTACACTTGTTTTTTGTCCTGTGATAGAAATCTTACCTGCTCTTGGATTGCCTTGAGCATCGTCTTTAAGTGAATAGAGCTTATTAGATACATCAAACTCCTGTGCTATGCCTAACTCTAACAACCTACCCTCTAAAGCCTCTGTAATAGAGTTATCAGTAGATGACATTGTTTGCCTAGTATAAAGAATCCTATGGTTATAGTCCTTAGCAGCTATTCCGTTAAATGTAGATAGAGCAAATGATTTACCAGAATCCCTACCTCCTGAGATTAAAACAGTATCAACTTTATGTAGGTCTAGCCAATGTTGTTTTGTGTCCTCTGTATAGCTATCAAACTCTTTAGAATTTATTACACTCCTAGCTTCTAACAGTTCAAATAAAGGCTCGTATTTGTCTGAGAATATAAAATCCATTTAAGACTTTTTAGAGAATGTTATCTTTGTAGGTTCGTTTGATATGTTGCCCTCTACTTTAGTTTCTGACTTATCAGGAGCATTTAAACCAAGCATCTTATTAATCACTTCTAAGGCTTTAATCTTGTCCGATGGTTTATCTGTTAGGTCATCCTCTATAATCTCTTTCAGCTTCATTACATTGCCCAATACAGATACACCACATAGTTTAAGTAAATCCTTTTGGATATGCTCTATGTAGTTTTTAATGTTAATATTAGTTAATAGCTTAGATGATGCTGCTCTAGCTGAATCATACTCACAATCTGGATATATTTCTTGATATGCCCTTGTTCCGTTGTAGTCTATTAAATACTCTTTAGCAAATGCTTTTTGTTTATCGTTTAAGTTTTTTAAATCCATACGATGAATATTAGTTTGTTTTAAACTCTAAGATACAAAAAAGACTCCATATAAAATACAGAGCCTTTTAAACTAAAAATAGAAAGAGTATGAGTTACAAATATAGTATTATTTACTTAGTATTCTCTACTGGTATAGGTTTTTCTTCTTTCCCTTGAAATAATAAATACAGTAGGTTTGCCCTTGCTTGTTGGTTTAGTTCTTGAACGCTCATTTATCTAGTTTTTTAATGATGTAATCTATTTTTTTATTAGAATCTTTCAAGTGACCAGACAAGCCTTCTAGTATTTTTGTTTCTTCTTTATCTGATTCCACTTTTTTCTCTGCTGTTTTCTCACGCTTATTCCTTTCTTCTTTAGCTTCTGCCATGAAGTGTCTAAGGAAATAAAATAACACCCCAATTACAGGGGTTGCTAGCATAAGGTCTTTAAGGCTTTCATCTATCACTTGACAAAGGTATACATTTTCTACAAGTATCTGAACACTCGAAATATAGTTGTGCTCCTCCCGTTGCTACACCTATCTTATCATGCCCTTGAATCTTAAATCCTGACCTTACTAATATAGGTCTTGTATTCTTATAAAGTCCTTTTATGGTGTCTATTACTGGGTGTTTTTCGTTGAACTCCTTATTATATTCGATTAATTTTACTCTGTCATAGTTCCATTGTTTTTTTCTTGTGAAGATGAATAGTATTGTTAAGAATAGAATTGCTACTGTTATTACTTTGATTGAATCACTCATAATTGTATTGGTTTTTATTAGTTGAGGTAAGTATTAAAGTTCGGTAAAATTATTTCTTTTTGTATCACGGTAAGTCTCTAAGAAAGTCCATCCATTACCGTTACAATATATTTGAATGACTAGCTTTAGTTTGAGTTTATAAACGTCCATAGCCCTGCCTTTAGCATCGTTAATAATCCATTTACTGTCTGCAATTCGGTAGTAAGTAAAATCAGAATAGTATTGTGTTTTACGGATATTTTTAGTTTTTGAAATTGATGGTATTTCATTCTCTCCCGTTGGCTGCGTTGGTATTAGCTCAAAAGGCTTTTGTAGTTCTAAGTGTGATATTAGCCCTTTTTTCTGAGCTTCTTTTAGTAGTATGTATCTGTCACGTTCCAAAATAGAATCAAATGTAATTGAGTCGTACACGCATTTTCTAGCGTTTGAAACTTTCTTTTTAAATTTTCTCATTTCCACTGTTTTTTAGTCTTTCTTTTAAATCGTGTTCCGTGTATGTTATACCGTTTTCCGTTAAATAAGGGTATAATCTTTTCTTGTAAAACGAAGATTCTATAGATGCTTTTTCATACATTCTACTTACCCTTTTCATTTTTTCTTTTACCTTTACTTCTGCTGGTGTTTTTAGATTTCCATTTTCATACATTTTTACTTTTTTCTCTAAATGCTCTAATTCATCTATGTAGCTTTGCATCTCACCGAGTTTAAAGTTTAGAGGTGCTAATTCCCCTTCTCGCTTCTTTATCTCAGCTCTAGCAGCTCTTAAAAGGTAGATTAGCTTTAAGTTCTCCTCTTCTATTCTTTGTATTTGCTCTTCTGATTTCATAATCTTATTTTTTAAAATGTTACTTCTTGAGGTTGCCCCTCAAATACTGAATTTTCAAAATCATTAGCTGTTGCAGACTCAAACACATCTTTTTTAGGCTCTTCTATTGGTGCATTTTCGTCTATTATCCAAGGTGTGTTATTCCATTCCTCAGGCATTATTCTAGTGCTTTCGTCTTCTATCGGGTCATAATTTACTTCATTATACCTACCGTTTAAGAAGTTCCAACCAAACCAAGCATCTTTGTCTGGTTCTCCCAGGTGTTGAAACTTAACCTTTAATGTGTGAACCCTTACTAATCCCCTTTCTTTATCTTTTACAATCCCTAATATATGGTATGACATGTCAAATACTTCTCCACCGCCCTTAATATTATAAGCCGTTGGCATCATATAAGTATCTTTCCCTTCTTCTTTAGACATCTTAACAGGGTGCATTACCAGGTAAACAATACAACTATATTTCTTACAGAATACATCAATTAGGTTTAAATATTCATTTGTGTACTCGTTTATGTTACCTGATGCACCTTTTAATTTCACCTTATTGAATGGGTCTATTACGAATACCTTAATCCCTTTACGCTTTACAAGTTCACCAAACTTTTTAAGTACACTATCAAGATCATAACCATCTTCATATTGTATGTAGGTGAAATTATTATTTACAAACTCCTTGGCTGCTATGTAGTTTTTATTTTGTATATCTTTCGGAGTGTTACCGAATACTTTTTTAATGAGCTTTGCAGCGTGAAATTTATTTGGTTTGTTTTCTGGTGAACAATAAGCCGTTTTAAACCCATACTTTAAGGAATACCCTAAACAGATAGCGTCTACAACCTCTGATTTTCCTGATTGAGGTGTTCCTGTTACTACACAATATTGACCATCCTCAATAGAATACATTTCGTCTAAATCTCTTATTCCTGACTCGTACCCTTTAGGGCATCCATTAATAAAGAAGTCATCTAGTTCATCCTCAAAATCTCTAAGAGTTTCTATATTTTCTAGTGGTACTGGTTTAGCATCTTTTAAAGTTTCCCTAAGTTTTGCAACACCGTATTTTATTAAATATTCGTTTGCATCTTTGCAGTCCTCAAAATTTACTAAGTAGCATTTTTCAGCTCCTAAACGTCTTATAAGTTCTTTTTGTCCGTTTATACCTGCTTCATCATTATCTACTGCTAGGTAGATTTTTTCTTTATTCTCGAAATAATCATAGTAATCATCTAAGTAATCAAGGTTTATATTTCCCTGAGCTGAGAAGCCATTAGGTACAGATACCACGTTGTTTATTCCTGCTTCTCCATAGCTTAAAGCATCAAATTCACCCTCTACAATAATACACTCTTTCTCTGTTCTAATCTGATCTATGTTATAAAATATCTTTTCAGCACCTTTGAACAGTTTAAAGTTCTTTTGTCCATCCCTATATTTTACATTTATCAGTTCGTTATTTAGGAAGTAGTTAAAGCAAATACAATTTCTTTCACCTTTAACTTGTGGCATGTACTCAGATTGCTCAGTTATTCTAAAGCGTTTTAAGGTGCTTTCTTTTATACATCTAGCGTCTAGCATGTATTTAATAAAAGAACCGCTGTACGGGCTTAAAACAGCCTTCTTTTGAGGTTTTACATAGTTTTTAATTACATCTTTCTTTTTAAACGTGTGTAATTGTACAGATTCACCGCAATGATTGCATTGTCCTAATCCAGTATCCCAAAATACAGACATACATTTATCTGTTTTCTTTTTTCTTGACTCGCTACACTTTGGGCAGGTTGAAGTTTTAGCACCTTCTTTTATTTTGTGTAAGTTGTACTCTTCGACTGTAAAACCGTTTACTTCCATACTGTGTTTTTGTTTTTAATGGATTTTAAGAATTTAGGCTTGTAGCCTCCCATTGCTTGACCTTCAAACATTTTATCGGCTTCTGATTTTAAAACCCTTCTAGCCATTGTTGTTGGGTCGTTCATCCATTGATAATAAACATAGTCCTCATCTAATTTATTTGGATCAATTCTTTCTACTGCCTCTGGTAATTCGTCTAAAAACTTACTAAAATTTAATAGGTACGTTTTTGACTTTGCACAATCACTAACATAACCCTTTATACTTGCTTCTACCTGTTCCTTTGATTTCTTACCTAATATCTTTTTTAGCTTTGCTTTGATACTATCACCGCCTTTACGAGTTGAGCATTTTCTCCCCCCACAAATATCAGGATAAAGAGAGATAAGGAAATTAATATCTTCTTCTTCTCTTTTCTTTTCTTCTCTCTTCTCTTCTTCTCTATATTGCATACCTTTCGCATCGGTTTCGCTTTGCGATTTTAATGCGGTCGCATCCTTTTCGCTTAACTCTTGCTTGGCTTTCGCTTCTGCTTTCCTTTTTTCCCAACCTTTTTTGGCATTTCCAGCGTTTGTAGAGCATAACTTACCTCTTTCTTGTGCTTGTTCATCTAAAAAAGAAATGCTTATATAATCTTCTTTATCAACCTTGATTAGTTGCTCGTTTATTAATGTTTGCCATAAATCAGAGTCAGCATTACGAAATTTCTTTTCTGCTTTCTTTAATGTAAGCGTACACTCATTAGACCAATAATAAGAGCAAACATTAATAAACAATCCTTGCACCTCATAATCCTCAAGTGTTATATCTCCATCGTTCCACTCTGAAACAAAGAATTTAAAGTAAGGTAGTTCTTTAGCCATTAGACGCTTCTTTTTAGAATGTGAGCACTATAAGCTTCTTGAAGTTTTTTAGCTTCATTAATCTCAGCCCTTAAAACCTTTGTTAGTTTTATAGCTGATTCAATATCTAAACAAATAAAACTGTCTTTATCTGTGGTTTCATTTGACTCTATACTTATGTTTATAGATATTATTTCTTCATCATGAACATCATGATTACACTCAAAAGAACACCTATCGTTTAGGTCTTGAAATACTGTTTTGTAATTCTTCATAATTAAACTGAATGGTTTAGGATAACCAATAACCGTAAACTAAA